TACCTCTACCGCGTTTTTTAGGCTGAGGATCTTCAAGGGACATAAAAGTTTATCCTTTCAGGTCTATTAGTAACTATAAAAGCTATACAGTATTAAGTTGATAAATCTTTTCTAGTTATTATTTTTATTATGGGTTTGAATAGTTTCCCTCTTACACCTGTATAGTGGGGTTGAGTGTAGCATACTTTTAGTCTTTTGTCAAGCATTATTTATCTTTGCAGGACTACTCTATTTAGTTCTAAATGTTCAATATTAGATATAAATTATAATCGTTTGTTTCTAAATGTCTTTTTTCTACATAGTTACTCTTTAATTTATGCAGAATTATGCCTATTTTAGCTCTTTTTGTATCTGTTAAGGTGTCTATCGTATATCGGTATTGTTGTTGGCACTCCCCCCGTGTCTTTACAGGTCTTATATAAGACATAAGAGTACTCTTGTATAAGACTACTCAGCTATAAGAGTTACTGTCGAGGCTCGAAAGTGTGTGCCGCTTCAGTACCCTCTAGCGATGAATAAATAGACTAGGGCGGTCCATAAAAATAATACAGGGGGGTGTGGTATGAATGACACAGTTCCTGGAAATGTTGTATAAATGATACACATAGCCCTGAGAGGCTCTCAGAGCGCTTCTAAGCGATTCTAGCGGGTTTCGGCTACTATGGTATTACCGACATGACGATCGTTAAATTCCTTATAAATCAACAACTTACAGCTACCCACAGATTGCCACAAATTGCCATACAATTGCCACAAGTCAGGCTCGACTTTGCCATAGTTACGGATTAATATATAACTGTCGGTAGCGCAACGACATAACAATATAAAGGAAAGCACAATGATTAAACTTAAGAAAATCAAAGCCAATATGACAGAATTAACCCTCGACAATGGTACGAAGGTTTTATTCAGCTATGAGACACCTGTAGCAGGGTGGGACGATGACGGAGCATTCCGAACTATGGAACACTACTCACCCACCACGACACGCCACATCAACCAATACTTAGGCGGTAAGGATGTAGGGTACAAGGTCTGTCAAGAATTCATTAATAGATTAGTCGGCTAACAACAATTAACGAAAGGAAAGCATAATGTATTACGCAAGCACAGCAGAAGCAGACGGTGAGGTATTCATCATCAAAAAAACAATGAAAGAGCTTGGAAAGTATTACCAAAGAAACCTCGAAGTCTTCGGGGGAAACGCGGACGCGGAATATATCGTCTTTCGCGGGAAGCCTAGTAACAAAACATATCAAGGCCATTACACGTTACACAATGGAAGGCTAAAGAAAAAACCTTCACTGCTCGAAACTTTGTTGGGCAGTGTCTTTACGACAACAGACTAACTGATGATGGATTGATTATCCGAAACCGCTCTGATATTCTTGGGGCGGTCTTAGTCAAACACATAACGAAAGGAAAGCAAATGTTCAAACATTATATAGAAAACTCCAACTTAGAATTAGATCGTTCAGCTTGGATTAGATACTACGCTACTAATGAGGAATACGCGCTCGACGTATCAGTATCGCCCAATGCGGATTTAGACGGTCTGGTACGCTTTGCATGGTGTCATGATGAAAACGAATACATTAATATCGACGGGTTCGCTTTCGACTGGGAGGTAGCATAATGAGACATATAGATGACTTAGAGTTTGAGTTGAATGCGTGTTTAGAGCGTGCGCGAAAGATTAAAGATGTAGCACTTGAAAACGGGTTATTGTTTTCACTGCTCACACTAAACGAACTAGAAAAGACATTGAAGGAAGGGGGCGAAGATGAGTAGTACCTGCGACCTCTGCGGGGAACTCGAAGACGAACGCGCACTACATATCTACCGTAACGGGTGGCTATGTAGATCGTGCGAGGGTTACTGGACTGACGAAGAGTTAAATCAAAAAGGTTTTATTAACGAGAATGAAAGGGGAGCAGATGAAAAATCAGATAATTAGTTTATACGATTACACGGGCGTAGCTGTTGAACCGTGGGCGCGTGCCGGTTATGAGTGTTTTTGCTATGACATACAACACACCGAAGAGGGTGAGACAGTCCATTATGAGGGCGGAGGAAGCATTACCAAAATTAGGATGGATCTACAGGAAACCATGAAGGACGATAAAGGCTTCGAGTTCTACCCGTTCATATTCAAGTTGTTGAAACGTCATAGCTATAAAACGCACATGGTCTTAGCTTTTTGCGTCTGCACAGACCTTGCGGTGTCAGGGGCTTCATGGTTTAAATTCAAAGCAGAAAAGAATCCGAACTTCCAGATTGAAGCGACAGACCATGCGAAGGCGTGCGCTATGCTTGCGTCATTGTTAGAGGTTCCCTTCATGATTGAAAATCCCGTCAGCCGATTAGCTACGCTATGGCGTAAGCCTGATTACTGCTTTCAGCCTTTCGAGTATGGCGGTTACATACCTGAATCGGAGGCAGAACACCCGCTGTATGCTGATTACATAGCACCGCGTGATGCGTACTCCAAGAAAACGTGTCTGTGGACTGGCGGAGGTTTCAAGATACCTAAGAAAAAGCCGGTGGACTGTGAGTCTTTCGGTAGTAGTCGACAGCACCGTAAGCTCGGTGGTAAATCTATGCGTACAAAGAACATTCGGAGCGCAACGCCAAGAGGTTTTGCGAGGGCGGTATTCGAAGCTAACAAACGGGAGGTAGCACAATGACGCTCGAGGTTGAATGTTTACTTTGCTCGCACGTTTACCATGAACACGATACGTTCATCGAAGAATGCGCGAACTGTGGCAATCGGGACACCGAACAAACGATTTATCTACAGACGGAGGTAGTACAATGAAAGATAACTGGTGCTATTCTGAAGCGCATGCAGTGCGAAGAGATCAAGCAATTGAGAGTGCTGAAGCGCGGACAATCGCAGAAATTAAAAACCCGTTTGTTAGGCAAGCGAACGGGGATTATCTGTTCACTGATGAAGCGCAGGACGTTTTTAACAATTACCTTGAAGAGGAATTAAGCAAATGAAAGATAACCTATTGATGATTCTAGCACTGGTCGTATTGGCTTCAATCCATATCGGGATTATGGTTTGGATGTGGAGTCATGTCTGACGAACAACGTCAACAAAGGCGTGAACAGTTGATGAAGAAGCACCGCAAAGAGCGCGGGGGATTTGTTTATAACAATTCGGGTAGGTTGCGGACGTTGCGTGATTCCTATAGGATTGATCCTGAGTTAGATTTATTTTTATTTAAACCAAAAGAAAGGAAAGTAAAATGAGTTCACTTACACGAATGCCTAAACATGGTGATTGTTTCGACCGAGGATCGGCTGACGCATACTACGGAAGACCGTACAGCCCACATTGGTATCCTGACGGAACGGGTAAAGGTATCCGAGTTCCTGAAGCTGATATGACCCCTGAGGAAATCGAAGAGTACCGCGAAGGATACGAAAACGAGACTGAGAGAAAGGACTGGGGCTAATGAGTAATCAATACAACGATGTACGTTTAGATCAAATCACTGACGATGTATTGTCCATGAGCTATGGTGAGGTTTGCCAGTACCTCGGACAGTACCGGAGCTTAGAGCAAGACGATGCCTATGATGAACTGATTGTTCTCAGATACGAGGACGATCAGTACTGGGCGAACGAGTGAGGTGCGAAAGCTGTGACGGGTTGCTCTCGGATTATGAGGCAACTCGTAAGAATTTACGTTTAGAATTCGTCGGTTTGTGTAACGATTGTTTGTCGAGCAGTGATCTTGACGATGTGTTCATGCTCGATAGACCCGATTTAAAGCACGCTGACGACGATCTAACGTATACCGAAGGGGTAACCTACCCTGATGACATTACAACGAAACCTGGAGGCTCTGATGAACTCTGAGAGGGATACACAAACTATTTACGAAGTGTTTAGGGACGGAAAGCCTAAATATCAATTACTTTGGACAAATAAGACGAAGCGTTTTCTAATCGATGGTAAGATTGTTAGCGAGAAAACGTGGACTAATCAACTGAAAAAGGATAAAGGATGACTGACGATGACTACCAGATGATGGAAGAAGAGAGTCACTACTACTCGGTTCTATCGGAGATGGTAACCTTAATGGGACAACATGGTTCTAAACAGGTCATGATGGACTTGTTGGAGTTAGCTATGCAGAACGAGGCAGTTTCTAATAGTATTAATTAGTTAGTTATTAGTTATTATTTTTATTATATGGTTTGAATAGTTTCTAATAGTTTAACTATATAGTTATATATAGATAGGAGAATTGTATTATGGGTGTTCAGATACTAACGGCTCAGCCTTGTTCAGACTGTGGGAGCAGTGATGCGTTAACGATCTACGATTGGGGGACTAAGTGTTTCTCTTGTGACAAGGCAACGTTTAAACCTAGTGAGGAATCTCTCAAGGTTGTGAACAGTAAGCAGTCATTCTCTCGTGTTCAAGGGGAGTTTAAAACGATTATCGATAGGCGACTTTCTAGGGACACCTGTCAGTTTTTTGGTACTATAGAAGTAGATAATCAATACCACTTCCCCTACTGCGATGAACAGGGAAACATCGTGGCTTACAAGAAACGTCAAGTAAACGATAAGAAGTTCTCAATATCTGGTAACTGGCGTGATGGTAAACTGTTCGGTCAGCATTTGTTTTCTAGTGGTCAGAAGATGTTAACGATTTGCGAAGGGGAATTTGATGCCATGAGTTGCTGGCAAATGTGCGGAGGAGTGAGTACTCATGCGGTGGTATCGGTACGCAATGGGGCGGGGTCAGCGTTAAACGATTGTAAGAATAACTTTGAATACATCGATAGTTTTGATACGATTGTTTTGTGTTTTGATAACGACCCTCAAGGTAAGGAAGCATCCCAACAGGTAGCGGATTTGTTTGGGTCCAAAGTTAAAGTAGTCAAGAACAGCGGTGAGTTCAAAGACGCAAGCGATTATCTGCAGTCTAAACAACACGAACTCTTTATGAAAGATTGGTGGTCCGCTGAACGGTTTGTTCCTGACGGGATTGTGGATGGAAGTACTTTGTGGGATATAGTTAGCGCACCAATGGAAGACAGTCTAATCAACTACCCATATAAAGGGTTGAATGATTTGACCTACGGTATCAGACCGAATGAGATGGTGATTGTTGCTGCCGGTTCGGGTCTTGGTAAGTCCCAGTTCATGCGGGAGTTTGTATACCATATCCTAAACAACAGCGAAGACAACATAGGACTACTGTTCCTAGAAGAAACGGTACGCACCACTGCTCGGTCAATGATGTCCTTACACGCCAACAAACTACTGCACCTACCTACCACTAAGGTATCAGACAAGGAACTGCGGGAGTCCTTCGAGGCTACGTTAGGCACTGGTCGATTGTTTCTACTCGACAGCAACGGTGAGCTAGACAAGGACAAGATCGTCAAGCGTGTCAGGTACATGGCTAAGGGTCTCGGATGTAAATATATTTTCCTGGATCACATATCTATCATAGTCGCGGGAGCAGAACGTGGGTCAGAGAGAGAAGCACTTGAAGAGATCATGCGTGAGTTGCGTATCCTAGTTAAAGAGACTGAGATATGTTTGTTCGGTGTCTCACACTTAAAGAGACCTGAAGGTAAGGGTCATGAGGAGGGAGCGTTAACGAGTCTAGCGCATTTGAAAGGGTCATCGGCTCAAGGTAATGTAGCGGATATTGTTATAGGTCTTGAGCGTAACGGTCAGCATGAGGACGAAGAAGAAAGACATACTACTCGCGTTCGTGTATTGAAGAATAGATTCAGTGGTCTTACTGGTCCTGCCTGTCGTTTGTTGTACAATAAACAAACTGGTAGGATGACTGAAAGATTTGACGAGGACGCACTGTGAAAAGACTAGCGATTGATATTGAGACTGACGGTTTAGATGCCACCGAGATATGGTGTGCGGTTACTAAAAATATAGACTCAGGGGAGGTTAAGGTATGGAAATCAGCAAACGCATTACGCCAATACATAAGTTCGGAAGACCTATTGATTGGACACAACATAATCAAGTTCGACTTACCAGTATTGAAGAAGCTATGGAATTTGAATACGGACTCGAACCCGTTAAGAGATACGTTGATAATGTCAAGGTTGTTCAACCCCGTCCTAGAAAAAGGACATTCTCTAGATTCATGGGGCGTGAGGCTAGGGCTGAAAAAAGGGGACTTCAGTGACTTCGATGGTGGACTATCTGAGGACATGGTTGAGTACTGTATACAGGATGTTGAGATCACTCATGCACTATTCACGCATCTTGATTCTAGTTTACTGGACTGGGGTAAGTCAGTTGATCTTGAGCATGAGGTCGCTCTTGTCGTTAAAAAGCAGGAAGAAAACGGATTCAAGCTAGATGTACCGAAGTGTATGGTGATGCTGTCTGAATGGCAGCAAAGCCTTATGGACATTGAAGAAGAGTTGCAGCAGGTCTTTCAGCCGATAACCACTGAGCGTTTTAGCGACAAGACAGGTAAGCGATTGAAAGATAAAGTAGAGGTATTCAACCCAGGTTCCCGCAAGCAAATAGCGGAACGGTTGATGAGTCTCGGATGGAAACCAAGAAAACATACTGAAAAAGGGAGCGTGATTGTCGATGAGAAAGTATTACAAACTGTTAAAATCCCTCAAGCTAAACCTATTCTACGATATTTATTACTTCAGAAACGGGTGGCTCAAGTTAAGTCGTGGGTTGAAAATGTATCTGAAAGGGGACGGGTACACTGTCAGGTCAGAACCAACGGAGCGATCACGGGAAGAATGACACACAGTAAACCCAACCTTGCTCAAGTACCTCGTGTCGGTAGTGAGTATGGCGAGGAGTGTAGATCTGTGTGGACGGTAGAGGACGGTAATGTACTACTGGGTGCTGATGCGTCAGGCTTAGAACTCAGGATGCTTGCACACTATATGGACGATAGGAACTACACGAAAGAGATACTCGAAGGTGATATCCATACAGCTAATATGCAAGCTGCCGGACTAACTGACAGAGACCAAGCCAAGACGTTTATCTATGCGTTTCTGTATGGTGCAGGTCCTGCTAAGATCGGTCAGATTGTTGGTGGTGGTGAACGAGAAGGTAGACGATTGATCGATAGCTTTTTAAAGAACACGCCAGCCTTGCAGAAGCTGAAGGACAAGGTGAGCCGGTTAGCTGAGAAGGAATGGCTACCTGCTTTGGATGGTCGTAGGTTAATTGTCCGATCACAACACGCTGCACTGAACACTTTACTTCAGGGTGCGGGTGCAATAGTTATGAAGCAAGCGTTAATTATGTTGAATAGAAAGTTAATTCATGCTAATATGAATGCCCTTTTCGTCGCCAACGTGCATGATGAATGGCAGATAGAAACAACTGAACAGGATGCAGAAACGGTTGGACACTTTGCAGTGCAATCCATCCGTCAAGCAGGGATCCGTCTAAACTTACGCTGCCCTTTGGACGGGGAATTCAAAGTAGGACTAAACTGGGCAGCTACACATTAACTAAAGGAAATTAAATGAAACCAGTAAAAGTAAAAGGTCAGGTATTTTGGTCACGTCACAACGAACCTTATGATGATGGTAGGTACGGTGTTGATATTGGTCAACTGTCTGAGAAGGCAGTAGCAAAGTTACAAGATGAAGCTATGCTTGATGTTAAGCATAAAGAAGATCAGCAGTTTCATGTAACGTGTAAGAGTAATTACCCAATTAAGATGGTTGACTCTGAAGGTAATGAGATTACAGGTAAGATCGGTAACGGTTCTGACTGTATTGCTATCATTGATCCTTACACCTACAACTACAAAGGTAAGAAGGGTGTGTCAGCAGGGATTCGGGGGACGGTAGTTGTAACCAACCTGATTCACTATGATGCACCATCAGCTAGTGACCCAGAACTGGAAGCACTAGAAGCAGTATAATGGGTAGACCGTCTCTCAATAATGCAACTGCACTGATAGACGGTGAT